CCGTTGTAACGGGGCCTGCGTAGATTCCAATGCCCTGGAAGGTAAAGTAGCCCTTATCGTTATTAACCAGCTCAAATGTCACTGAAGAGCCGCGCCAACCGGTGACGGCGTGGCGGGAGCCGTTGTACCAGATGTGGCAAGTGACGCTAGTAGCGGCGGCGCCAATTGTACTAATCTCGGAATAAGTATTAGACGTGGTGGCTACAGTAGTCAGCGCGTGGCGGGTGGCCTGTAGCAGTGGGCCATAGCGCGGCGCAGTACCGGCGGCGCCGCTGCCGTTGACCTCCACCTTGAAATTGACCGCGTAATGCTCGCCGACAACCATTTGCCGCTGGCCGCCCATAAACGGCCGCACCAGGCTCTCGGTGATAACTTCCCCGCGCATCTCGGGGATTACCGGTTCAACGCAAAGAATAGCGTCATTGGCTGTAGGAACAGCATCGACGCCATAGGCGGTCTCCAGCTTGACCAGCGCTAGGTTTTCAACTGCAAAATTGGCCATGATTATTTACCGAGGGCTGGGGTGGAGGGCTTGGTAGGCTTGGTAGGCTCGGGAGCCTCCGCGGGCAACGCAGGCTCTGTGATGAGCGTGCGCTTCCCGGTCGCAGGGTCGAGTTCGTAGCTGCCGCCGTGGCCAGCAGCAAACATTTCATCTGCAGTCAGGCTAGCCACTCCGATCCCCCTAGATAGTTGCGGTCGGGTCGTCGCGCCGGTGGCGGAAACGAACCTCGAACCTCAGCCTAGCGATTCCGATCTCTCCCACGGCACGATCCCACTCTGTCCCGTCGGGCACGATGTCCCAGGCCAAGCTTCCCAGGGTGCGGGGGCTGGCCATCAGCCGCTGACTGATTTCAACGCGGATCGGATCGGCCAATGTGCTGAGCGGCCGGCCTGAGACGCAGATGTCGATGAAGGCCTTCAGCCGGCAGTCCACCACGGGCACCGTTCCAGCGCTGCTGATCTCAGCGTCGCAGCTCAGGATCAGGCACGGGCATTCGTCGCGGCTGGGCGGCTCCTCGCGCTCGCGCCAGATCCTCGTGCCTACCTGCGGCACGCCCTGCAGCAGGGCCTCGACGGCCACCATGATGCGCTCACTGATGCTGCTGGTCATGGCCGGCGGCTATAGGGGTCAGGGTCGAGAGTCCGAGCGCCAGGGGTCAGCGCATGCGGCTGTAGGGGAACGCACGACGCGCGGCGCTCAGCACCAGCTGTAACACGCTGTTGCTCCGCAGCCTGCTCATGCCAATCAGCTCGCTGGTGACAAACAGCGCCAGGCCTGCATACTGCGCATAGTCGCTGGAGATGGTCATGGAGTGCCTCTGTCTGGCTACAGGCTACTGCCAACAGCCGGCCAGCTCACAGGCCGCCATCCCTCAGTCGTTCGTCGTGGCGGTCGGCGACCTGCTCCAGTCGGTTGATCTGGCTCTGCTGGTTTTTTATCACCTCCAGGATCTTGCTCTCGAACGAGCCGAGGCCCCTGGCGATTTTGAACAGCGCCGTGGCGCCAGCGGAGCCCACCCCCAGCAGAGACAGGCCCAGTGCCGCAAGCGCAATCATGGCATCAACTCCCATGGCCTCAGGCTAGCGAGTCTGAGGCTGACTCACCATCGCCGGGTTCCGGATTCAGCTCGGGCAGTCGAACAATGGTGGCCGTGCCGTCAAGGTGCAATGTGACATCCCAGGGGGCCATCAGCTGCAATCGGTCGGCAGTGCAGCCTGGAGAATATTTTTCCAGCAACTCGCACAAGTCAGCGGACAGCGCAAACATTCCAGCCGCTGTAATCCCTAACTCCGCGACCGTTGCCGGTGGATCTGCGCATTGCCAAATTTTGTCCATACCCATTTGCCATGCGTTCAGCATGGAAGTAAGCGTGCTGAGTGCTATAGTCTGCACTTCTAGCGCGGCTCGTTTTGCCTGGGCATTGCTGCTGAGGGCTTGAATCGTATTCATGGGTTAAAACCTTTCAGAAGTACATAATTTAGGATTGTAGTGCCGCCAGATCCGGCGGTAACGACAATCCCCCGAATAGCCTGGGTGTGTACGTTGGCGACGGTAACGCTCATCGGCGTTGCCGCGTTTGCCGCAAGCGCATTGCCAATGTTGTACCACGCGGCTGTTGGCGATTGCCAATCGTCCTCCGTGCCCTGCATTTGAACTACCGGGGCAATGGTGCCGATAGCGTCAGCCCTGATTACCATTTGCAGGTTGCGGCAATCGCCAACAATCAGAGCTGGCGTCACGGACGAGGCTGTAGTTAGCGATATGGTGCGGTCATAGCGCTGGCGAATAACACCAGGCGCTGCATTAAAGACAAGGCGAACAATTGAGCGCGTGAGCTGCGTTCCAGTGTTTAGGGTTTGAACGTAGCGCCACCTGTTGCCACCAAGAATCAGCACTGGAGACCTGTACTGGCCATTTGCTGTAATGCGCGGCAAATCATAAATAACATACCAGGTTGCGCCAGAGTCGCCGGATTGCTCAATCCTAAAATCGGCCCAGGCGTTTGCCCCTGATATGCTGCTTATTGAAATCTCAACTGCAAAACCAAGCCCCGAACCCGGCGAGATGTTGGCTGAAGTTACGCTGGCGGATATTGTCGCTGAACCAACGTCAGTGGTGGGGGATGTTGTCGCCAGGGAAAAAACTGAGCCGGACACCGGCACGATTGCTTGGACGCTAGGCGTAAATGATGTTTCACTCCATCGCTGTAGACTAACGTGAACCGTGCCCCCAGTTGTTGCGGTAGCCAATCGCAATCTAAACCACAACGCGTAAACGCTTGTGTTATAATTACCTACGGCAAACGTCGTAGGAACAGCGCCAGATGTGGCATTTATTAATTGGGCAGTAAATACGCCAACGCTGAAAGAGCTATCTGGCGCCCACTCTGCCACAACCAGGCCACCTGTGCCTATTGAAAAACACTGCATCGACAGCATGCGCGTATTGGCGCAGTCGATTGGGCCGATCAGAGTTGTGTTGACGCTCAGCGGGCCAGGAGTTGCCTGCTGGTAGACCGAATTGATAGGCGCGGCCGGCGACGCAACAACAGGCAACGCCGTGCCGCCGCTGGCGCCCTGCACCGACAACACATCCCCGCTGGGGGTTCCGGGAACGCCAATAGCTGGCTGTCTAGCGGCTGTGGCCGCGCCGGTCGGCAGGCTGGGCTCCACCAACAGCCGACCACTGCTCAGCTCGGCCGGGAGCCGATTCAACAGCGCCTGGTAGAGCACCTGCACTAATCCTGCGAGGCCGCTGGCGCCAGTTGGCAGGGTGGGGGCATCTGTGCCGGTGACGCCCAGCCTGCCGTCAATGCTGCCCAGCGCAGCATTAGATGCCGCCTGGTTGGTGGCTGTGGATGCATCAGTCGCCAACGACGGTTCAACCTGCAGCCGCGTGCCGGATAGGGTCAGAATTGGCAGCCTCTCAGTCAGCTGCACGTTGGTCAGAGGGCCAGAGACCGGCTGAGTTGTCTGCCAAAAAGTCCCTGAAACCGGCTGAGTTGCTGGCCAAAACGTTCCGCTGACTGGCACTGGCTGAGCCCTCAGCTCAACGTCAGTCAGCGGTCCAGATACGGGCCACCGTCCACCGTCCAGCGGCGGCAATTTGTCGCCGATGCCACCCAGCAAGACATTCCCGGCTGCCTGCAGTGCGCTGGTAGCGCCTATTTCGCTGTCATCAATAACAATTTGCAGCGCATCGCCGCTGTTCATTGCTGTGGTGACGATCTCAAGCGTTAAAACGCCTGTGGTCGCGTTATATGCGCCGCCACGCCCCGACTGTACGGGCAGATAAAGATAAATCTCATTAGAAGTATTGACAATGCTGACAATCTGTGCCTGATGCGTTGGCCTCGTAGATCCCGCTGCAAACGTCACCGTTCCAGCCGTTGGGCTAAACGTAAACAACGATGGGTCGAGCGGTGGCTTGCGCATTACTGGAACACGGATAGGTAGTAAGAAAAACCCACGTCTTCATTGGCGGGAGGTGGGGTTTCGTCAGTGGGCATCAGGGGCACGATGCACATCGCCCCGTCATCAATTGGACGAGGCTTGTACTCCACCTTGAAAGTGACGCCATCCACCGTAATAATTTGGCCATAAACAAGATTGCCAAATGTGGCAGTTGGTGCCAACAGCGGATATTCAACGTAGGCAAGATCGCCGCCCAGAGCAAATTCACCGGACTGGTCCAGGATGCCGAGGCCCGTCACTGTTCCCGCCACAACCGGCTTGCCGAAGTCAGCGAAAAACAAATCTAGGGCCTCGGTAAATGGCATCAGTCGGGGGTTTTCTCGGGCTGCCTGGCTTTGGCGGCAGGGAGCACTGCCTCAATGGCGCCCAGGGCCAGCAGCGGCGCGGCGGCATCGCTGCTCAGGGGGATTTCTGCCCCCTCCGGGTAACGGGCCCCATCGTGGTCAATGGGGCCCGTTAAGACCGTGTAGATGCTGGTGTCTTGTTTGGTCATGGTCAGGCAACAACGTTTGAGAAGAGGTAGCCAACGTCGCTGGCGGCAATGATTTCATTGACGCTTTCACCCACCCGCACCCGCTGAGAACCGCGCAGGCCGATTTTAGGCTCGGGGATGCTGCCGCTCACCCGGTTGCCAAATTCGGCGGTATAGCCAAAGGTTATCACTTTGCCGTTGGTGGTGCTGCCAATAGGGTTTTGATGGAGCAAAGCCATGTGCTTGCCCCATACCCGCACCAGGCTGGCTGTCTGGCCGGGTTTGGCGCTATTGATCCAGGCCTCGCCCACCAGGATACGATCAAGCTCCAGTAGCTCGGCCACGGCCTGCAGGGTGGCAGGTGCTCCAGCGCCATTACTGGTCAATGTGTTGCCGGTGCTGGAGGGGGCCAGCGCTGCAGTAATTTTGGGGTGAACCTTAAGGCGGCTCCATGCCTGTCGGCCAATGACTCCAATATTGGGAGGCATCAACATGCCATCTCTGGCGGTGTTGATTGCGGTGTACGGATCGGAGTTTGCGAAGTCGCTCCATTGCGATGTACCGCTTAACGTTGCACGGTTGGCGGCTGGGTAGTTAGATGCAGTAAAGTACAACGTAGCAACTCTTTGTTCCCTGTCCAACGCCACTAAATCCGTAAGTCCTTCGACTGCAGTCCCTAATGGGTCAAAGCCTGCCGGTGCCTTTTCGATGTCATCATTAGGCACCAGGTCGTCTAAGCCATAGTCTCTGACGAAGCCAGTTTGATCGCTGCCGCCAAATTGCACTTCGTTGGGCTGGGAGGTGCGGCCAACCATGGTCTCGGGCACCGTAAAGGCTTCGTCTCGATTTCGCAGAAGCCACTTAAATTCTGGACTGGCGACGCCAACGCGAGGCGATACTTCGTCAGCAATATATCTTTTGTTGCTGTACGCAAGTGAAATCCCCGTGCGCTCTTGATCAATAGGAAAGGGAAAATTTTGAAAGGCCATGGATTAGTCAGCGAAGGATTGTTTGATGCTTAAATAGTTCAGCCTTGGAAAGATCCAGGGATCAGCAGCACGGGCCCCTTGTCGCCCAGCACCCCAGAAGCCAACGCAATGCCACAGGTGCGAATGTTCGTGCCGGCTGCCGCTGTTGCAGTAACGGCTCGGCCTACCGAGTCCGAGGTGATCAATGCACCGCGCGTGATCGTGCCTCCGAAGTCCACGGTGGCAATGCCAGCCAAAACGACGTCAAATCGCTCGCCTGATGCACAGCCAACTTCATCGCTTGCGCCCACAATGAAATCGGCAACAGCAGCCGCTGGAATCATGGTGCGATCGTCGGTGCCAAATTTGATCAAGCGATTGGCTGCAATTGCAGCGCCAGCTATAAATGCTTTTTTCAGTCCTGCGTTGCGCAAGGTCATGGGAATTGCCTCGTTAAGAATTTAGTCGGAGTGGTAAATCAGACTTGAGCAAACTCTTGCTTGGCTTTGGCCACCGCAGCAGTTGCGGATAGCGTTCGGCCCTGGGCCTGGGCCTCGGCAATCAGCTCCCTAGCCCGATCTGCCAGCTGTACGCCATTCACCTCGGGCTTTGGAGCCTGAGCCTCTGCCTCCAGGCCTTCAGGCGCAGCAGCCTGCGGCACCGCATCAATGGCATCATCCAGCCGGGACTGGCGGTGGTTGGCCTGGCGCAGCCTGTCAGCGGCGATCACCCGCATGGCAGCCTCAGGCCCGGAAGTCTGGCCGTCAGCGGCCAGCTGCTCAATCAGCGCCTCATGGCCAGGCAATACCTGCTGGCGCACGGCGGCGATGCGGTCGCGTTCGCCAGATGCGCCCTCGTCCCGCAGCACGGCTGCAGCCTGGGGATTCTTGGCCGCCCACTCGGCGGCAGCTTGGGTGGGGTCCATAGATGCTCGTCTCAGGGGGGGTACGACAACCGACGACCTGGCGGCCGTGGCTGCCCGATCGTTTAATTCGGCAATTACAGTCTCCAGGCTAGCGATTCCATCCGCCAGGCCTGCGTCTACAGCCTGCTGGCCAATGAACACCCGAGCATCGGCCATATCAGCACGCACTTGGTCGACGGAGGCACCACGCTGAGCCGCTACATCGCCCACGAACAGCGAGTAGAGATAGTCCACCTGGTCTTGCATCGTCTGCCGCCCCAGCTCGCTTAGCGGCTGGTGGGGGCTCATAGCGGCCTTGAACCGGCCGGCAAATATCTCGGTCGTTTTCACGCCTAGCGACGCCTCGCGCTGGCTTTGATCGGAGTGGGTGGCGATCACGCCGATACTGCCCACCGGGTGAACACTGGAGCCCAGGTAGACCCGCTCTGCTGCTGAGCCAATCCAGTAGGCGGCGGACGCCATCGCCCCGTCAACCCAGCTGGCTATGGGTTTCGCGGCACGGGCCGCCATCACTGCCCCTGCTGCCGCCGGTGTGCCGCCAACAGCGCCGCCGGGCGAATCCACCAGCAGCACAATGGAGCTCACCGCGGGGTCGGCTGCTGCGGCCTGCACATCACGAACAAACAGCTCGGCGCTGGTGCCGCCGCTCACCTGGGCCATCAAATTCATTCGCGGCGCGATCACGCCTCGCAGGGGGATCAGGGCCGCCCCGTCCTGCACCTGGTAGCCCTGGGGCTCGTTTTGCAGCTTGCGGCCAAGCCGGGCCTCCGCCGCCTCGATGTCAATCGATTCGCCCCGCAGGTGGTGTGCATAGATCGCCTGGATTTCCATCAGGCGATCGGCGTCAATCGCCCAGGGCTGGTAGAGAACGTCGAGGATGTTCATGGGTTAATCGAGCTCGGTAGGGTCTTCATTCTCGCCAGGATCGTCATCCTCTGGCTCTGGCACGCTGCCGGCAGGGAGCTGGGGAGGTGCCGCGCCTGGCTGCTGCAGCAGCACTGGCGCCTCTAGGCCGCCCTCAACGCGCTCGGCTGTCACTCGGACGCTGGTGCGGTGGTTGGCCTCCCAGTCGCTGCCGTCGTAAGCAAGCGATTCTTTTGGCAGCGTGGTGAGGCCAATCTTGATGCGTTTCTCAGCTGCGTTGGCCTCCTTGAGCGGATCCAGGGCCCCCGGGCCGTCGCCACTCCAGCTGAAGCCGAGCCAGGCGGCACGAATGAACGGGTCGGAGAAAAAGCCGGGGGCTTTCAAAT